AAACACAGGAGAACGAAGAGTGAATATCGGAGATATTGTTTACAGCGACAACGGGCGGCACTGGCGGCTCGTGCAGGACATGGGTGCGGGCTTCTGGATGGCGCACGCCATGACGGAAGAGGCTACCCACATTCGCGGCATCAGCCCACCGCTGCACATCATCAGCGAAAAGCATGTGACGCTATCCCCGCAGGACGCGGAGGTGAGCAATGCGTAAGCTACACAGAAAACCGAAACTCGTTTACGGCGTTGGCGTCAATGACGCGGATTATGCGGTGCAGCCAGTTGGCTTAGACGGGAAGCGGCGCTATTGCCCGTATTATAGAGCTTGGAAAAGCATGTTAAAGCGCGCCTACAGCCCGAAATGGCACGCAAAGAACCCCACTTATACCGGTGTCACCGTATGTAAGGAGTGGCACTCGTTCATGGCGTTCCGCGCGTGGATGGAGACGCAGGATTGGGAAGGCAAGCAATTGGACAAGGACATCATCGTGCCGGGGAACAAGGTTTATTCGCCCGCAACGTGCGTGTTTGTGTCGACTCAAATTAACAACTTGCTTATTGATAGCGCCGCCGCTCGTGGTGAGTGGCCCATTGGTGTGGTTGCGCGTAAGGCGCTCAATAGTTTCCAAGCCCGCGTCAGGGAAAACGGCAAAACACTCCACATCGGCTATTTCGCTACACCCGAAGCTGCGCACCTTGCGTGGCGTAAGGCGAAGGCGCGAGTCGTTCGTACCGCCGCCCGCGAGTGCGACGACCCTCGTGTGTCTGCTGGCTTGCTGCGTCACAGCTATCGCATTGAGGCGGGGTTAGTAGCATGACCGAACAGCAGATGATCTGCCCTTGCCGCTCATGCGTCTTGCGTCGTTCTACGCGCTCGTCACGCCAAGAGCCTGATCCCATCGTACAGGCGGTCACGGATCGCTTCCATGCGCGTTCCCGCGAGGGTATTAAGCATTACGGTGTGACGATGGCTGAGAACAATGCGCCGACGCGCCAGTGGATACTGGACGCGCAGGAAGAACTGATGGATGCGATCCTGTATCTTGAACGGCTGAAGGTGGATTTTGATGATTGAAGTTATATCGCTTGGCGCTGGCGTTCAAAGCACCGTCATGGCGCTGATGGCGGCGCGGGGCGAACTCACGCCGATGCCCGACTGCGCGATTTTTGCGGACACGCAATTTGAGCCAGCGGGCGTTTACGCGCATCTCGACTGGCTGGAAACGCAGCTTCCATTTCCCGTGCATCGCGTGACGGCGGGCGACATTCGCGCTGACCACATTGCGGGCGAGCGAGACGGCAAAGAAAGAAAGTATGCGTCGATGCCTTTGTTCACGGCCAAGGGCATGGGCATGAGACAATGCACCGCGGATTATAAAATTTTTCCGATTCGCAAAAAGCTGCGCGACCTGCTGGGACTGAAATACCGGCAACGCGCACCAAAAGAAATTGCAGTGAGGCAATGGCTTGGGATTAGCACAGACGAGGCCGCACGCATGAAACCATCACGCGATGCGTGGGTTGAGAATGTTTGGCCGCTCATTGAAGCGAACATGTCGCGCCAAGATTGTCTGCGTTGGTTTGAGAAGGCTCACCCAGATCGCGTGTTGGCAAAATCAGCGTGTGTTGCTTGCCCATTTCACAACGACGCGATGTGGCGAGACATGAAGCTCAACGACGCTGCGTCATTTGAGCAGGCGGTGGAGTTTGACCGCGCGATCCGCAACAGCGGCACAAGCGCAGAGCAGTTTGTTCACCGCTCTTGTCAGCCTTTGGACGAGGTGGACTTCCGTAACTTGGAAGACATGGGGCAGCTCAATTTCTTCAACGAGGAGTGTGAGGGGATGTGTGGTGTCTGATAAACCCTTATCCGTTCGCGAGGCGCGTGCCGCGTTAGAGGCGGCAGACGAGGACCGCCGACAAGCGGTCGTACAAGAACTTGAGGCGTTGTCGAGCAGCGAGATAACAGATGTGTTGACTTGGGATGAGATGGGTCGCGTTCAGGTTAGGGCGTCGGATCAGTTATCTGCGCGCGCGCGTCGTGCGATCAAGAAGGTGAAGATCACGCCCGGCGAGGAGGGCAACACGATTGAGGTGGAGATGCACGACAAGCTATCCGCCTTGCGCCTGTTGGCGAAGCATCGTGGCTTGCTTGAGCCGAATAGTGATGATCGCCGTCCCAGCATGATTGGGATTAACGTGAAGGGTCCAGACACAACGACCTACGAAATAATTGATGAAGACTCTCAGGAGAAAGAATGATGGGCAAAACTTTCATGTGCCAGCACTGCAAGAAGCCTTTGGTGACAACGCCGAAGTTGGTTGCGGTGGGCAATGCGTTCCACCCGGAGTGCTTTAACGAGTTGTATGAGTTGCAGCGCGAGAAGGATCGTAAGCGTGAGGCGAAGCTGCTTGATAAGGCAGAGTACGATCAGTACTGGGCGCGCTTTGAGGCGAAGCTGCGTTTCAAGGAAGCTGAGGCGAAGCGTAAGGAAGCGGAAGCCAAACGTGCGGCGAAGGCGCTTGCCCGTCCACGCAAAACAGTTGAAGATGTGTGGGCAGAGAAATTGGCGGGCAGGCGGTTTGAAGACGCCGATCATGTGCCGCAAGAAAGGTTACTCGTTTGTGGGCCAGCGTTTTAACGGCGAATATCCGTTTGTCAGGTTCTACGCAGAATACATTGAATGTGATTTCTGCGGAGAGCCGACACGCGGTCGCGTGTATGATGGTGAGCAAGAGGTAGTGTGTGGTTCATGTAACCGCGCATTGATTGAGGTTATTATCCCGGAGCATTACGATGCCTAGATCACAGCGGGCCACGGATCGTTCGCCGCGCCGTCGCCGCCAGAAGGGCGACGACGCGCTCACCGGGCTGAACTTGGATTTCTCGCAAAGTCCGACAACGTGGCAGTTCCTGAACGACGATAGCTTTGTGCGTGGCTTGATGGGGCCGGTTGGTTCCGGCAAGACCTACGCGAGTCTGGCAGAAGTTATGTTGCGCGCTGTGAAGCAGCCGCCATCGCCGGTCGATAACATTCGCTACACGCGGTTCGCCGTTATTCGTAACAGCTATCCTGAGTTGCGGACCACGACGATCAAGACGTGGCAAGAGATATTCCCTGAGAACACTTGGGGCGAGATGCGTTGGTCGCCGCCGATCACGCATCACATCAAGCTGCCTGAACGCGATGGTGCGCCGGGGCTGGACTGCGAAGTTATCTTTCTGGCGCTGGACCAGCCTCGTGACGTGCGGAAGCTGCTGTCGCTGGAACTGACCGGCGGTTTTGTGGACGAGGCGCGAGAGTTGCCGAAGGCGGTGGTCGATGGATTGACATCGCGTGTCGGTCGTTATCCGACGAAGAAGCATGGTGGCTGTCCGTGGCGTGGCGTGTGGATGTCCACGAACCCGATGGACTCAGATCACTGGTGGCATGAGTTGGCGGAGAAGAACCCGATCCGTGGTCGCTATCCGTGGAAGTTCTACAAGCAGCCCGGTGGTGTCGTTGAAGGCACGAAGGAACATGAGGAAGCGATCTTCGGGGCGAACAAGTATTGGTTGCTGAACCCGAAGGCGGAGAACATTAACAACCTGCCACCCGGTTATTACGAGCAGCAGTTGGCCGGTAAGACGCTGGACTGGATTGAGTGCTACGCTGGGGCGAAGTACGTCTATGTGCAGGACGGGAAGCCCGTGTGGCACGAGTATAGCGATAGCCTGATGGCGGCTGATGTCGAGATTGAGGTTGGGTTGCCCGTACATATCGGACTCGACTTTGGTCTGACGCCTGCGGCTGTGTTTGGACAGAAGATGCCCAACGGGCGTTGGCATGTCGTGCATGAGTTGGTAGCCTTTGATATGGGCTTAGAGAGATTTGCCCATCACCTGATGGCAGATATTTCGACGAAGTTTGGTAAGTCCGAGGTGTTCATCTGGGGCGACCCCGCAGGCGGTAAACGCGACGAAATCTTTGAAGTGACGGCGTTTGACCACCTGCGGACGCTTGGATTGAGGGCGCAGCCAACAAACTCAAACGACTTCATGGTGCGTCGTGAAGCTGGTGCGATGCCGATGAACAGGTTGATAGACGGTAAGCCCGGCTTGCTTGTGTCGAAAGATTGCAACCGCATCCGCAAGTCGCTTGCCGGGGGCTACCACTTCAAGCGCATGGCGATTGGTGCTGGGCAGGAACGTTTCCGTGACGTGCCGTCGAAGAACGATCACTCGCATGTCGGTGATGCGTATGGCTACCTGATGTTGGGTGGTGGCGAACATCGTCGCCTGACGCGGAACCCGAATGGCAAGCCGTTGTTTAAGCAGGCTCAAGCCAACATGGATTTCAATGTGTTTGCGTAAAAAATAGGGCGTGTGCCGGAGAAAAACACACGCCCTAAGTTCACAGGGAGAACTTACACACAACGCATATTTTGTACCATTAACCGCCCACACACACAACATCTATGATTACGAACCACTCAAGCGTTTCGGTCGTGCCGTTTCATTGGGCGCATGTGCGAATGATGGACCTGCGCCCGTTTGAGCAGATGTATTT